ATGCAAAACATGGAAATGCATGTTCATATTGTTTCATTAATTGTTCAATTTCAATACTAGTTAGCCATGTATTTTTATTTGATTTCCATGAAGATGGTTGCTTTGGAGAGAATGTATAATTTAATAACTCATTGTCTAAATTGTTGATAATAAATTTCTGTCTTAACCAACAAGACTCTGTATCACATACCTTGTCCATGTATTTTTTCAAATGTGTCCAAATGTCTCTACTATTATTTGATGTAATTAAATGGTCTGGATGTCTTGAGTTCCAATAGTCTCTTAATTTAATTAATGATTCGTCAGTATAACATGTAAAATTATTTAATTCATTCGATTGTTTTGGGCTACATTTAACTGGGCGAAATTTGCGCGTTTTATTAATTCCATTTGGAGTATATTCTTCAACTAATTCCATTTTAATTTGTCCATGGTTGTTTTTAATAGTTTTTGGACGAGATTTATTGAGAGTAGGCGTATGCGGAACTTCATTAAGTTTTATATTTTTTCCGTGTTTTGACATATTATCTAATATCACTATACTAATTAATAGTATTTTCTTTTTTATCATTTTTATCCTTTTTATTTTTTTTATCGTTTTTCTCGTTTTTTAATCCTTTGTTTTTTAATTCCGGATTTGTTAAATCAACTTCTTTCTTGTGTGGATAAAATTTAGCCTGGTTTGTTTTTTGTTTTTTTGTTATAACAAAATTGTCTAATGTTATTTTTTTGTTATGTTGAGGAGCATTGTATAACATTTCATTTGTTTTATTTATTGAAATATCTTCATTGACATTGTCATCATCATCTAAACCAAAGTCATCGTCAATATTATCATTGTGTTCATTTATTTGTAAATTTGATGCGTTCATGTCTTTATAGTCATTCTGCAATATTTCATGTGTATCTAAATATTTAAAATAAGTAATTAACGTCATCATATAGTGAATAAATCCTTCTTTTACATGTTCATTTATCCCATTAAAATCATTTTTAAGCATTTGTTTAGTTGCATTTAAGATGCGTTTGCGATAAAATTTGCGTTCGGTTTTACTGACTAATGTGCGGTCAGGAGGTCCTATTGTTTTATTAATAAATTTTTCATATACATCAGGATTAACTAAACATTCAAGGGTAATTAAATCAATATTACTAGGTTGTAAAGTTGTCATATTATACATTAAATTTAAAATAATTATGCTTCTTAAATTTAATACATTGTAATTTGTACTTATTTTTCGTCAAAGTTTTTAAGTTGCTGTCTAGTGTAATTGTTAAATACGTTTTGCCCTAAATCAAAATTATTGGGGTTAAATTGAGAAAATCTTTGTTCATCAAATAAACCTGGAAACGGTTGGTGCTTTATATCATTCTCTTCTTTAATGGTATTCACATATAAATCACTATGGCTCTCAGGAACATATGTCGCTTGATCGCCTTTTTGAAGTGCAAATGCTTGATTTCTTAGAACGGTTTCAACATCGACATTTGATGCAAATCCTGACCATGGACCTTGAGCATTTCCTGGGTTGAATGTTTTGCCGACATTAAAAAATGGTCCGGTTGTAATATTTACATCACTTTGCGCACGTTGGTCAAAAATAGGCATTGTTGCATATTTTGTAGATACTGGGCGCATACTGAATGAGGTTTCCATAAAACCTGATGGTAAATTGCGTTCTAATAATTTTTTGTTCGCTTCTACTCTCTCATCTTCTCGATAATATAATTCTTGACAATGACCTTGTTTAATGTTGTCTGTTTCATTAAATGTATGCATATAAGTGTTCATTTAATATATTATAACATAATATTATATTCAAAATACCTAAAGATTAAATTGATATTTATATTAATAAAATATGTGTGGAATTTTTGCTTTGATAAATAACAGAAGCACATTTAATGCAAATATTGTGAATAACTGTTTTATGTTAGGAAAAGAAAGAGGTCCAGAAGACACTGAATATAAGCGAATGGGATATAATGTGTATTTTGGATTTCATCGTTTGGCAATTAATGGATTAAATTCTATTTCAAATCAACCATTGTGCATTGATAATGTTACTTTAATTTGCAATGGAGAGATTTACAATTATAAAGAACTATATTCATTGATTAATGTGACACCTGAAACAAATTCTGACTGTGAAATTATCATCCATTTATACAAACGTTTTGGAATAGAATATATGCTTACGTTATTGGATGGATATTTTTCGTTTATTCTTATGGATGAATCAAATATAAATGAAGAACCTGTTATATATGTTGCTAGGGATCCGCATGGTGTAAGACCTCTATATTTATATTCTACAAAAATGAATGATACTCATAATTATGAAAATAAATTAAATAAAAATGATTTTGAATTAACAATTGATAATATAATTGGATTTGCAAGTGAATTAAAATCATTAAGTGGTTTCTTGACTAAATCAAATAAAAAACTAGCATATGTTGAAATGAAGCATAATGATACATTCTATTTGCAACAAGCTACCAATGAAAATGCCAATAATTTTAGTGAATTTAATATTATTCAGTATCCTCCAGGAACTTATTCAAAACTATGCAAGCCAAATATGATTAATGCATCATATTCATTTGATATATATTGCAAGCGTTATACTGAATTTCCATTTGTAAGTCACATTACACCGCACATTAATAATGCAGAATGTAAATATATTATGGAGTTTGATGAAAATAGTCCAGAAACGATAAATGTATTTAAAACAGTATATGATAGTTTTTCAAATGCAGTGCAAAAACGTGTAGTGGGAACTACAGACCGACCAGTCGCATGTTTATTGTCAGGAGGATTAGACAGTAGTCTCGTTGCTGCTCTAGTCGCTAAAAATTATTCGAGACAATTGGAAACATTTTCTATTGGAATGCCTGGAGGGGAAGATTTTAAATATGCTCGCATGGTAGCGGATCACATCGGTTCTAATCATACTGAAATTATTATTCAAGAAGACGATTTTTTTGATGCAATTCCACATGTAATTAAAATGATTGAAAGTTATGATACAACTACTGTTAGAGCTAGTGTCGGGAATTATTTAGTGGCAAAATATATTTCTGAAAAAAGCAATGCTAAAGTTATATTTAATGGAGACGGAAGCGATGAATTAACTGGCGGGTATTTATATTTTCATCACGCGCCAGATGCTTTATCATTTGACAAAGAAATTAAACGTTTATTAACTGACATTTATTTGTTCGATGTGTTGCGTTCTGATAAATCAATTTCATCAAATGGTCTTGAGCCAAGAACACCATTTTTAGACCGCGGTTTTGTGCAAACATATTTGTCTTTGCCTTTAAAATATCGTTATACTCCTGGCAAACCTGAAAAATGGTTGCTTCGTCGTTCGATTGAACAATTTGATCCAACACTTTTGCCAAAGGAAGTGTTATGGAGAACAAAAGAGGCATTTAGTGATGGCGTTAGTGCACATTCCCGTTCATGGTATGAGATTATCACTGAGAAGGTAAATAATATTGAGTATAATTTAAGATCATATTCCAATGACGCACATTTGTGTCCAACGACTACAGAACAAAAATATTATCGTTCTATATTTGATGAATGCTATCCTTATTGCGAAAAACTGATCCCTTATTTTTGGATGCCAAAATTTATTAATGCAAATGATGCAAGCGCGAGAACGTTAAACATTTATAAATCATGCAACAATGTAAACGTATAATTTTGAAAATTTCTCAAATATAAATATTAAATAATATATATATTTGATATAATGGTTTCTGTTTTTCAACAAAAAATATACAAAATAGTATTATACACATCATATGTATTATATACATTGTCTATTTTAAGCATTTACACCAAAGCACCTGAGTATTTAACTACTTTAAATGTTTTACTAAAACTATATGTTAGTCTATTTTTAATCGTCCGTTTTAATCCATTTGTTAAAATTTCATTTACCGAATTTGACAGACAAATTGTATTTGCAGCAGGAATATTCTTAGCATTAACAACATCAATTACACAATATTTACAACAATCAATCGCATCAACATTAAATCAATCTGTTATTCCAATGATAAAAAATAACGTTAAACATACAATTGATGTTATTCACAATGGAAATAATCGAGTTCATTCTAGATTGTAAATAAACTATAGTATATCTTCACTACATTTTATTTAAGTCTTCTCGTTTTTTTAACTAGTGTTCTATTTTTAATCGTTGGTGATTTGGATTTTGTATCAAAATATTCATCTAAATGCCTAAGAATATATTTTGTTACAATTGTATCAACTTTTAATTCTTCTTCATTCTTAACAGACATTGGCATGTTATATGCTTCCATTAATTTAGTTACCTCTGATGTGAATTGAGTTTTATCTATTTGCATATTTTTATAAGTATAATATCTCTCTATCATTTCTTGAAATGGCAATGAATAATAATACGGTTTGATGTTAACATAATATACATTTGGATGTTCCATTTGTGGATGATATTGATCGTCAATAAAAAATATTTGAGTGTCTTTTGGTAATTTTGTGCATCTCATAAAATCAGTGAATGTTTTATTGTGAGTTGTTCTATTCGGTTCAATTTGTTTTCCTTGGATTTTAAATGCAGCAATAATTTGATCAAATAACTTATAATTTAATTTATATTCAAAATATTTTTTAATTTTAATAATCCAATCCTTAGACCCTTGATTGTTTGTATAAATCATTACTTTTGTATTGTTATTTCGCGTTTTATTATTTTTAATTCTATTTAGAATTTTCATTATTTTCGGTCTCAAAAATTCTGGATATAAGTCCAATATACGTATAAACTCATCATCGTCTATTTCAATATTAAGAATTGTTTCAATTGATGAAATAAACATGCCAAGTTCTACAAAATAGCCAAGCGTTTCATCTAAATCAAAAACTACTATTTTAGAATTATGGTCTAACATTATTTTATAAAGAGATTTTTATATGAAAAATGTTATATGCGTAAAAATGGCGCACAACATAACAATAATATTTCACAATTTTACTAAAAAGTATTCTAATTATATATCAACGAATGGGTAATGATCAACTTGTGCAAATCGATTATATTACTATTTTGAAATTTTATAAAATACCGTTCAATGAAACGACACCTAAAAATGTCATCAAATCTTTAGCAGAAGATATTTTAGCAAATAAATTATGTAAGTGTATTAAAAAAGTTCAAAAAAAAAGTAAAACTGTAAAAGAGGCACGTTCAATTGCAATTTGCAAAACGTCAGTTTTACATAAAAAAGGTTTGCAAGATTTTACTTTTTCATGCAAAAAAAAACCACATTTTCTTCCAAAGAAAAATACAACAATAAAATTAATAAAACGAAAAACACTAATAAAAAATAAATAAAAATTATTTGTTTTTTTCAAGATAATCCAATGCATTTAAAATTAACTTTTCAGAATTAGTTAATTTTTGAAATATTAAACATTCCGAAACACGGAACGAAAAATAATGGTTAAGAGTATTCTTGCACGATATAATATAGTCAGAATTAGAGGCTTTCATGTCGCAAATAAATCCACCATTTGTAACCTTAAGATTTGTAGGATCAATCATATTAATCCACCTTACATAACAGCCATAATTCAAGTCCTTTATTTCATCAACAAACCTATAATCTTTTAATTTATTTAAAAGATATTTAATATCAGCTGATTTAAAGTGTAATTTTTGCAGCAAATCATTTTTGTCTTTTTGTATTTTTGATGTGGTACAATCCATAATAGACTGATTGCCCTCATTTTTATCTAATGCTTCTAATAATTCATCAACATCTATTTTTTTTACCATTTCTATACATTTTCATAGTAAAATTTTTAAATAGATTGCCTATTTTAATTCTTAAAAAATGAAAAAATGTCATCCCCTATTTTTGGCATTGTATTCATTAATTACAAGTTGAGACCTATTTTTTGGACATAAAATATCCCTATATATTTCTCTCAATTGTGACTGAAAATATATATATGTTGATTTTAAAATATTATATGTTATGTATTATAGTGTCATTGTATTTTACTATATTTTCATATTTTATTACCATAAAAAAACATCAAATTTTCGTTCCAATTCTATTTTCGATTTTTGAAAAATGGACAAAGAAAAGTATGTCCAAAATTGATTCGTCCAAAATAGAATTGAACAAAAAATTCAACAATTTTCCAAAAAAGTGATTTTAGACGAGAATGCTCACAAAACCGTTTTTAGATTAATCAATTCCTTAGCATAAAATTTTTTATAAAAAAAATATTCTAAAAAATCCATTTAGAAATTTTCTAGTCACAAAATAAAATGGATAGTAAAATGGATAGTAAAAAAAACGCAAAAAACGCAAAAAAATATAATTGCAGTAAATGTGACTATATAACGTCTAATAAATATGATTTTAATAGACATCTCTCAACCGATAAACATGCGCTCAGTCACGTGGATAGTATGGATAGGGTCATAAAACGCAAAAAAACGCATTTTTTATTTACATGCGATTGCGGGCGGAATTATAAGTATGATAGTGGATTATATAAACACCGAAAAAAAGGGATTTGTTCTCCCATAAATGAAGAGAGACTTAACGAAACATCAACTGAATTAGTTTCAAATGCCGAAAATGTAGACTATAAATATTTAATCGTCAAACTATTGGAGGAACAAGCAAAGAAAGATGCATTAATGAAAGACCAAAATGACAAATTATCAACGATAATAATGGAACAAAGCAAGCAACTACAAGAAATGATCCCAAAAATTGGAAACGTAACCAATAATAATACAATTAATAATAAAGTAAACATTCATATATTTTTAAATGAGCGTTGTAAAAGTGCAATTAGCATGGATGATTTTATAAAATCCATAAATATATCTTTGGATAATCTTCTAACAACAAAAGACAAAGGACTTGCAGATGGTATATCAAATATATTTATTGAAAATATGATAAAATTGCCGATTGACCAGCGCCCGTTGCATTGTACTGATATAAAAAGAGAAACCCTTTATATAAAAAATGACACTTGGGAAAAGGATGAAAATAATGAAAAAATAAAGGATGCAATTAATAAAGTCTCGAAAAAACAGTGTCAGAATGTGACAAAATGGAGCAAAGCCAATCCTAATTTTATGGAACATTCAAATGAAAAGGATGAATATATCCAACTAATCAAAAATACAATGGACGACTTAGATGATAAGCACGATAAAATCATAAAAACATTATGCAAAAATGTCCACGTAAATACTAAGCAAATTGATAATTAATAATTAATAATCATTGTAAAATTAATAAATTGCACGTAATGAATTGTTATGACAAGTATAAAATATATTATTGATATTATAATATATTTTCTATCGTTTAGTTTACCATGCTGATCCAAACCCACCGCCCATTTCATTCGCAGCCATAGGTTCCATGAGATTGGGAAGTCCAGGCAAAGCCGCATTAATTAATGGTTGATTTGGTCCCTTGTGCATTTTATCGTAATTATTATTAGAATAACCAGAATTGTGATCCATCGATTGATGGTGTTGTTGTTTTTGGTATTGAGAAACTGCTTGAGGTAATACATGTTCATTTGTTTGTGCCTTGAGGTTTGTCATTTGTGCAGGTGGTGGAGGCATTCCTTGTTGTAACATAGGAACCATATTTGCTAAAGGATTTTCGGCAATTGGCTGTTTAACAGTAACCATAGAGTTAACACTTGAACTAATATTTTTAAGTGTTGAATTGCCGTTCCATAAATCAATAGCCCTATCCGCTAAAATGCGAATTTTATCACCTAATTTAGTTTGAATTGTCATTAAAATAAATACAAATCCCAATAAGAATGTTGTCTCATTAAATTCTTTATATGCCATTCCACTATATGTTGGAATATACACAATAACACGATTAATAAACCAAAATGATATAATAATAAATACAATTTGCAATAGTGTTTCACCTAAAAGTTCTAAATTACCTTTATTTTCTTCAACTTCTGGAACATAATTTCTTGTGACAGTTAATACTAATAAAATCGGTATTAATGATAATACAGTGTATTGAACCATGTTCATCATTATATTTTTATTATAATCATTAAAATCAAATACAAATTTAAAAAATCCTTCATTTGTTGATTCTATTATTTCACTGGAGTCGTCCATTATGTTTTATAATAAGAAATTAAAATAAGTGATTTCTGTATAATTACAATATAAAACTTGGTCTATATAACATGATATACGCTTTTATAGCACACAAACAATGTTAAAAAATACATTAAAGTCATTAAAAAAAGGAACAAATGATTTTGAACATGATGAAAATCAATATTTGGCATTAATTAACGACATATTAAATGAAGGAACGCTAGAGTGCGGACGCAATGGTAACGTAAAAATGATTTATGGTTCTGCTATGCATTTCTCTCTCGACAACAATATAATTCCTCTTATTACAACTAAAAAACTGGCATGGAAAACATGTCTAAGGGAATTGCTGTGGTTTATTAAAGGTCAAACAGACAATACTATTCTACAAAAACAAAATGTGCATATATGGGACGGAAATGGGTCACGCGACTTTTTAAATAGCCGTGGATTAAATCACCTACGTGAAGGCGATCTCGGTCCTGTTTATGGACATCAATGGCGTTTTTTTAATGCTCCTTACGATACATGTGACACTGATTATACTGGAAAAGGAATTGACCAATTAGATTATATTATTAAATCTCTCAAAGATCCGAACGAAAGGACATCAAGACGTTTAGTCATGTCTGCTTGGAACCCATGTCAATTAAACGAAATGGCTCTTCCACCATGCCATGTATTGTGCCAATTTAATGTTTCAAATGGAAATGAATTATCATGTTCTTTGTATCAGCGAAGTGGCGACGTTGCATTAGGCGTACCGTTTAACATTGCGTCATATAGTTTTTTAACTCATATAATTGCAAAACATTGTGGATTAGTTGCTAAGGATTTTTATTATTATTTAGGAAATTGTCATATTTATGATGACCATATTGATGGAATGCATGAACAATTAGAACGTACACCATATGATTTTCCGACATTATCAATTACACAAGTGTGCAATGACATTAATGAATATACCGAAGACATGTTTCAAATTCATAATTATGAATTTCACGAAATGATTAAATTAAAAATGCGAAAATAATTTAGATAAATTATATTATAATTAAGTATAATCAATGAGTGGAAGTAATGCTTTAGCTGCCGCAAAAAGGCGTCGTGGTGGTTCTCTCCCTGACAATAGACCAATCCAAAGATCCGTTCAACCGCAATCGTCTGTTTCGTCACAAGTCGTCCCTGCTCAATCAGTTTCTTCCGTTCCAGCTCCTCCTGGTTGGGCACTTCCAGCAAATGTAAGTCCCCTTCAAATTATTACAGTTCATCATACTGAAATTGGGCGCATGATGGTTGAATTTCCTGAGACATTTGAAGAATTAGGAAATAGCTTTAACAGTTTGTCTGCTAATTATGATAATCTCCATGGACGTGTTGTTGAATTAGAGACAAATGCGTCAGTTGATGCATTTAAAGAATTAGATGCGAAAGTTAAAAGCGAAATCGACCGTTCGGCTGATGCTATGGCAACATTAAAAGTTTCAACGTTTGAAATGCAAAAGAATACAATTGAGAATGGAAATCGTTTGACATTAATTAATGATGCAATTACTGATTTTAAAACTCGTCTTGGTGCGTATGATGCATTGTTTAATGACGTTACTTCTAAGCTTGCTATGAAGTCTGAACCTGTCGCTTCTGATGCATTATTTAACGATCTTACATCTAAGCTTGCGATGATGACTGAACGCGTTGGTGCATATGATGCGTTATTTAATGATCTTACATCTAAGCTTGCGATGATGACTGATCGTGTTGCTGCTTCTGATGCATTGGTTAACGATGTTACATCTAAGCTTGCGATGATGACTGATCGTGCTGCTGCTTCTGATGCATTGGTTAACGATGTTACTTCTAAGCTTGCAATGATTACTGAAGGTTCTGTGTCAATGTCTTCTTCGATTTCATCGCTAGAACAGGAGGTTTCACGTTTAGCATCTATGACCAGTGTTTCCGCGTCAGTTTCCGAGGAAACAGTTGTTGAACCAGAAATGGTTTCTCAAGAATCAATGATAGAGGCACCAGTTGAGACAGAACCTGAGAATGTAGAGGTAGTCGCAGAATAAAATTACTAAAACAAAAAATATAAGCAAATAAAAATAAATATGAAACTAAATAATTTTATATTTATTTTATACAAACCATAATCATTTTGTAAGTAAAAAATATAAAATAAAAGTATAATATTTAATTAAATGAACATTGTAATAGCAACATTAGTCTTTTGTATAGTATTATTTATTTACATCCACATATATTTTCATATTAAAACAAGCGATGATTTAGAGATTTATGAAATCGAACAGCCGTCAAAGGATAAATTAGAAGAAATATGTGACATAAGGCAACCTGTTGTTTTTGATTTTTATAATGAGAGACTTAACTCGACATGCAACTTAAATACAATTCATGAAAATTATGGTGTATTTGACGTAAAAGTAAGAAATTTATTAAACAACGATGATGCAGCTGAGCATTATATTCCAATAACATTAAATTCTGCCATTGAGTTATTTAAAAATGATAATGATAAGAAATATGTTATTGAAAAAAATGCTGATTTTTTAGAAGAAACTGGACTTATAAAATGTTATATGTATAACGATGCATTCTTACGACCTTATATGGTATCATCATGCAATTATGATTTATTGTCTGGAACAAATGGAACTACATCACTATTTAAATATGACATAAATTATAGAAATTTTTATTTAGTGACACAAGGAAATATCAAAGTAAAAATGGCACCTCCTAAGAGCAGTCGTTATTTATATCCAATTACAGATTATGAAAATTTTGAATTTTCGTCTCCTGTTAATCCATGGCATGTTCAAATGCAATATAAAGCGGATTTTGATAAAATTAAATGTCTGGAAATAAATTTAAAGCCTGGATCTATGTTATTTATCCCGGCATTTTGGTGGTATAGTTTTGAATTTAATAATAATGCATCTGTATGTTCATTTAAATATAGAACTTATATGAATACAATTGCGAATGGGCATCATTTTTTCATGAGTTTTTTACAAGGACAAAATGTTAAACGAAATATGGTTAAACATCTTGATTTGATAAATAATAAAACGCAATCAGCTCAATCGGACGTTACACAACCAACCAAACAGAATGGACATCTAGATGCAACAATTCTTAGAGACATTCCTATTAGCGGTTCTATTTCCGGCGAAGCACATGCGCCAGTTTCATAAATAAATAATTTAGTTATTACTACACGTGCATGTACAAATTTGATCATTTGCTTGTGTTTTTAATTTGTTTATTATGGCAATTGTAGTTTTGCAATGGATGTAAGTTTCAAATAACTTGCTGCATTCTGCATTATTATCAATGTTTACATCATTTATCATACAATTTTCAATATAGGATTTTTTTGCATTTTTTTCCGCATTTGTGACACCAGCTATAAGCATATCAGCTGCGCCTTTTGCAATAGACATTGTAACTGACGATTTTAACACATTTTGCAAAACACTTGAATCAATCGATTTTTGATCGGACATTTATACACTCACAATTATATATTTATATCATATTAAACATATAATTGAATATGATACTACGCATTGAAATCATACAATACACACTAAAATAATACTATGTTACTTAAAGTACATATTGATGACCGGAATTATTCGTCGTGGAAATGGTATGATGGATTTACATTGGAATCTGTTGAATCTGATAAAAATCCATTAACACTTAAAATGTTCTCTGATGATGTAATTGAAGTAAATGATAATGGAAATGAAGTTCTTATCCATTCAAGTATAAGGCAAATGAAATATATGCCTGGAATTCTTCTATTAACTGGGAAAACATTTGGACGGCACAGTGCAAATAAACTGATTTATCAATGTATTCCTGATGATAAACGAATGCCTATATTCTTAATTCCATATGAATTAAAACCTGGGTTTAATAAAAATCCTGTCGACATCTATGTTACATTTACATTTGTTGAATGGACAAATAAACATCCAACAGGAAAATTAACTAATAATCTTGGAAAAGTAAGCGAACTGAATAACTTTTATGAATATCAGCTATATTGTAAAAGTTTAAACGCAAGCATCCAAGATTTTACAAAAAAAACAACAGACGCATTAAAACAGAGAACAGAAGCAGAATTTATTCAGATAATTATGGAAACGCATCCACAGATACAAGACAGAACATGTGACCATATATTATCTATTGATCCTTTTAAAAGTCTTGACATTGACGATGCAGTTGGTATAAAAATTATTAATAATAATACAAACGAAGATGTTCAAATGACCCCAACTGAAGCAATCGTAAGCATTTATATAGCAAATGTTGCTGTTTGGATGGATACATTAAACCTCTGGAATTCATTTTCTGAGAGAATTTCAACAATTTATTTGCCAGATAGAAAGCGACCAATGCTCCCAAATATATTGTCAGATTGTTTATGCAGCTTACAAGAACAAAGCAAACGTTTTGCATATCATTTGGATGTAAAGATTAATTTAAATAGCCATAAAATTATAAACATTGAATTTGGCAGCAGTTTAATCAAAGTATTTAAAAATTACCGTTATGAAACCGAAGAATTATTGCGCGATGATACATATAAAAAAATATTTGAATTATTGCAATCAATGTCAAGAGAGCATAAATTATTGACAAATATTAAAGATAGCCATGATGTTATTGCGTATTTGGCATTGCTAATCAATAAAACGTGTGCTGATAAGATGTGTGAATTTCAAAATGGAATATATAGAACATTAAAACTGAATAGTGGAGAGAATTCAGATGTAATACCTCAATCTGTTCCAGATGACATTATTAAGTTTTTAAAAATATGGAGAAGTTCATCAGGACAATATTCGACATTTAATGACCAATGCGGGCATAGTCTTGTAAATGACGGGGTTGATGCATATATTACAGTGAGCTCGCCGATAAGACGGTTAGTCGATTTATTAAACAGCATAAAATTGCAAGAAAACCTTGGTATTTTAAATTTAAGCCAAAATGCAATTGAATTTTATAATAAATGGCTTGATAGATTGGGATACATAAATATGACGTCTCGTGCAATTCGTAAAGTCCAAAGCGATTGCACTATACTTGATATGATTTCACGACAACCTGATATGACTACAGTATGTCATGAAGGGTATGTATTTGATCGTATCTGTAG